TCACCGTCCCCAACCCACCACTTCTTGTTCTTTATCCTATTTGGATTGCTGGTTGCCTTATGTACGCTTGGGCTGCTTGGTCTCGTAAATCGGCCGGTATGTTAGCCAATTATATTTTGTTGAGTACGATTGATACTGTTGGTTTAATCAGGATGTTAACATGAATATATTTTATCTTGACCATGATCCAAAAGTTTGTGCCGAAATGCACAACGATAAGCATTGTGTAAAAATGATTATTGAGTATGCACAACTTATGTCAACCGCACACCGAGTTCTTGACGGTACCGAATACTATGATAAGACCGCAAATGGTCGGAAAATTAAGCGTTGGCGCCTGCCTGATGAACGTGAAGCAAGATTAATGAAAGCCTCACACATAAATCACCCATCTGCTGTATGGGTCCGTGCCAATGTTGCAAACTACAGGTGGTTGTTTACAATGTGGGAATTTCTGTGTAAAGAATACACTTTTCGTTATGAAAAAAAACACGCCTGTAGCCGTTTACTAAACTGCCTTGATATGCCACCAAATAAAATGCCTGGCGGTGACTTTTATCCGCCTACACCAGCAATGCCTGATGATGTAAAGAAACCTGGTGATTCTCTTGCTTCATACAGGAATTACTATATAAAGAATAAGACACACCTTGCATCATGGAAAAAACGAAACATACCGGAGTGGTACAATGCCATTATATGAATTTAAGAATTTGAATACAGGTGAAATTGAAGAACATCAAATGAAGATATCAGAATATGATAACTTCAAGGCGTCCAATCCACACTTAGAGAGATACATAACTGAAACACCATCATTTGGTGATGGCGCAAGAATGTCAACACCTGGCATTGGACAACCTGATGCAAGGTTTGAAAGAGAGATAATTGGTAGAATTAAAAAGAATGTACATGGTAATACATTGCACAAAACACACAAAACAAAGATGCCGAGAGAATGGTAATTAATCAAATACCTGTAATATTGTCCTATAAAGGACTGAAAAAAGAAAAGAAAGTTACACCTGTGGAGAAGTCACAAGAACCACAAGGTTATCGATATCCACATGATGATAAAAACAGAAAGATTCCTGTTTTGTTGAAACCTAGATAATGTTCGTTTATTGCCCACCAAAAAATCTTCAAAACCTAAAATCTGAAACATTTCCAGATGGCAAAAGGTACTACACCTTAGATGATGGAACACGCCTGCCATCTGTGACTACAGTATTAGGTGCAGTCAAAAGACAATCGATCCTAGAGTGGAGGAAGCGTGTCGGTGAAGAACAGGCCAACAAGATATCGAGTGTGGCCGCAGGTCGTGGTACAGGTATGCATACACTATGTGAACAATACCTCAATAACAAAGAACTTGGCAAATGTATGCCAGATGCACTAGAGTTGTTTCTGTCAATTAAACCACACTTGAAAAATATTAATAATATACACTATCAAGAAGCCGCATTATGGTCAAAAAAACTAGAAATGGCTGGTCGTGTAGATTGTATTGCTGAGTATGAAGGTGAGTTATCTGTCATTGATTTTAAAACATCAAGAAAGATAAAGAAGAAAGAATGGATTGAAGACTATTTTTGGCAAACCACCGCATATGCATTGATGTATGAAGAATTAATTGGTAAACCTATAAATAACTTGGTAATCATAATGGCAGTATCACATGAGAAACCACTAATCTTCAAAGAGAAAACATCCGATCATATTGAAGGTTTGGTCAAAGCAATTAAATTCTACAAGGATCAAAATGAATCCAAAATATCAAGTTAAATATCTAGTCATTGTTCTGGTGGTGATGGCGTGCTTTGTTGGAGTAAAAGCATTTGCACAAAAACAAAAACCTGGCGTTACATATGATGTTAAATTGACAAGAGTTATTGATGGTGATACGGTGGCATTTGAAGCAAAATGGCTGCCAGATCCATTGAAAAAAGAATTATCTGTCCGTGTTTTTGGTGTTGATACGCCAGAGAAAGGGCATCGTGCAAAATGTCCACAAGAAGATCAAAAGGGACAGTTGGCAACACAATTCACCAAAACCATGATTGCACAAGCCAAGACCACACAAATTATTCTGATGGATTGGGACAAATATGGTGGTAGAGTTCTTGGTGATGTATTGCTAAATGGTCATTCATTGCGTACACTATTAATTAATAATGGATTTGCTCGTGAATATTATGGTGAAGCAAAGACAAGTTGGTGCGACTAAATGAAAAAACTATTAATCAGTTTATTGTTTTTACCAACAATTGCATTTGCAAATGAATTAGTATTATTTCAAGCAATGTGTCTTGATCGTGAAACGATGCAAAAGGTTTTATCTGATAATAATGAAGAACCTTTTGCTACTGGTGTAGGCCATAGAGTTTCAGGAGACACCAAAGTTTTTCATCCTGCTGTTATGTTTGTTAATTCAAAAACAGGATCTTGGACACTTGTTGAAATAACATCTGAAAATATGTATTGTATTACATCTGTCGGAAGTAAGATGCAACCATACATTGAAAGCAAGAAAAAAAGTTAAAAGAATTCGTTGAAGGTTGTTGAACGATGCGTTGGACACCGGGGCAGTACCGGTCAGGTCCACCATAAGCATACTGTAAGAACGCATGAGCAGGTTTTGCACTACCGCTGGTTACGCCAATCGTAAGTGGGTGTAGGCAGTATGCTTCTGATGGGCCTGAAATAGATTCGACAGCGTGGCTAATAGGCAATTGGAGAATCGCCATGACAAGGCGTAATAATCAAAACAAAGTAAACGCAAACGATGAAAAGTTCGCACTGGCAGCTTAATCGCTGACCGGAGTTTTCGGTGATTGAACTTGGCAACAGAATCAATCACCACATTTTACTAAATAATAGACCAGCATACACACAAACCGCTGGTAATTACACACAAACACAGGAGAAATACTATGAGTAATATGACACCGTTCGAGATTCGCCTAGAACTTTTAAAAATGGCGAAAGATATGCTTTCAGAAGAATATTATGGTAAGCGTGAGGTAATTAGCAACGATTGGTCAACCAAGATAGAAGTTGCTAAACTGAATGGCGGAACAATTCCAGATCACCCTGGATTTCCAGCATATCCAAGTGAATCCGAAATCATTGCAAAAGCAAACGCATTAAACGGATTCGTATCACAAATCCCACAAACTGAAACAAAGATTAAAAAATCTAATTCGTAATTGGGTTGGGGATGGATTCGTCCATCCCCGTCAAGGAGATAAGATGCAAACAATCAAGAATTTTCCCATAATCGTAATCATTTTTGGTTTACTAATATTGGTTCTTTCTTTACCAACTTTTTCATTCACTACAACAAAAGCAATTCAAATGCAAGTTAGTGGTGATTTTAATAAACAATTGCAATGCATGGCTAAAAATATTTACCATGAAGCTGCAAAAGAAAAATATGAGGGTAAACTTGCAGTAGCACAGGTTACTATGAATCGTGTAAACGATCCTGACTTTCCAAAAGATGTATGTGAAGTTGTATATCAGAAAACAAAATACAATCAAAAAACAACCTGCCAGTTTTCTTGGACTTGTTTTAAAAATATGGTAGTAAAGGATGTATATGCTTGGGAAGAATCGGTATTAATTGCTCGTAGAGCATTGACCGAACCTATATTACATGATATGATTGCTAAAACAAACGCATTGTATTATCATGCCAACTATGTTAATCCTGGTTGGAATAAAAAGTTTGTTGTAAGTAGAATTGGTAATCATATTTTTTATAGGGACATTTAATGCCTACGCAAAGTGAAATAAAACAATTTAGTGGTTTAATTGAAGATATGGCAAAGGAAGAAAGCATTGGTTACATGGATGCCATTTGCCATCATTGCAATGAAACTGGACTTGAAGTTGAAATGGCCGCAACATTAATCTCTGCCGCACTCAAATCTAAAATTAGAGAAGAAGCACAAGAACTAAATCTATTGAAGAAAACATCTAAATTGCCTATATGATTGAATTGGTAAAAGTAACGACCAAAGAACAAAAAGAGATTGTCAAAGATATTATTGAAACGCACCACTCTTATGTTGCATCCAATTCTTCGGTAGGCAGAAGAATAGATTGGTTGATTTACTTAGATAATGGTTTGTTAGGTGAATGTATTGGCATGATAGGTATTGGTTCTTCTGTATATCCACCACCAAAAGATATTTTAAAATATCTCGGTGTATCTAAAGAAGAATACAAAGGAGTATTCAATACAATAGCAAACAATTGGAGATTTTGTTTTAATAGATCAGTTAAAAATGCTGGTTCCCAAGTGTTGAAACAACTAAGAGAAAAAGCTCCAACTGCGTGGAAAGAAAAATATGGTGATGATCTAAAACATATCATTACATTTGTTGGTGCAGGCAAAAATGGTGCCGTATATCTTGCAGACAATTGGACAAAGATTGGAGAAACATCTGGTCTTCCTGCACACAAATCTTCTAGTATGAAATGGCATACAGGAGAACAATTAAAAGAATTATTTGTAAAACCTACAGGTGAAAATCGTAAAATTATTATTATTAGAAGTCTATGACAGATAATACCGGCTTTGCAACATATGCCATGTTTCATGCTTTAAAACTACACTTCACAAGCGACAGTTATGATTATGTGAAATATAATGGCAAAACAAATGTTTCTAAACAGACATTCAGCACAAGAAAAGACAAATATACATTCTATAGATTGTCTAGAAAATATGATGTACAAGAACTAAAAGACTTTTTGGTATCTAATTTTCTTGCTGGTGATGTTGAGTGGGTTGGCGACCTGATGGGGCCAAATGCCGAAGAAACATACAAGAAGTGGCAAAAAACCAACCAAGCATTGACATACACATTCAAAAATGATATGATATATCTGTTGGAGAAATATGGCATTAAAGATGATGCAATCTTTGGTGTTAAAAGTGGAAGTTATCCAAATCTCCTACAAGAAGTAATGCATGGCAAGGTATCAATTGAAACGGTATTGATACTAGATAATCAAATGAATTTTATTGAGAAGTGTTGGAGTAAAAAGATTACAGATGATATTGTATGGCCAACATTGAAAAGAAAATATTTGAGATACAAACCATTTCTACACTATGACACAGACACATTTAAAAATTTGACAAAAGATATAATTAAAGAATATGCTTAAGATCACACATATTTACCTTGACATGGATGGTGTCATTGCAGACTTTAATAAACGATATGTTAGTTTACATGGTATGCAACCAAGAGAAGCAGAGAAACAAAAAAAATTTGATCATCTGTTTCAAGAATTCATCGAAGGTGGAAATTTTGCAACATTAGATTTGATGCCTGGTGCCATGCAAGGCGTTGAATATCTAAGAAAGTTTCCTGCACCAACACAGATTCTTTCTTCAACAGCGAATGAAGAAAGATATGATGCTATTTCCAAACAGAAAATGGTTTGGTTACAAACTCACGGGATTACATTCAATCCTCTTTTTGTACCAGGCAAAAGACACAAATGGAAATATGCAACACCAACTTCTATCATTATTGATGACACACCAAGTGTAATCAAACAATGGGACGAAGCAGGAGGCATTGGTATTTTACATACTGATTGGCCTTCTACCATATCCATTCTCAATATGTACTTGTGATTGGATATATAAAAGTATATTATGATCTTTTTGTGAAATATACACCGTTTATATACCGTTATACTCCGTTAATACGAAAGGAAATACCATGAGTAGTTTTCAAAACCTCAAACGCCAATCTGGCAATCTCGACAAACTCGCCAAAGCAATTGAAGCAATCAGTCAATCATCTGAAGGCGCAGAAAAATCCGACAATTATTGGAAACCAGAAGTAGACAAAGCTGGCAACGGCATGGCTACTATTCGTTTTCTACCTGCACCTGCAACCGATGGTGATGATGCATTACCTTGGGTTAAAGTGTTCTCACATGGATTCCAAGGTCCTGGTGGATGGTTAATCGATAATTGTTTAACAACAAAGAATGAACAATGTCCTGTTTGCGAACACAATTCTTCATTGTGGAATTCTGGCATTGAAGCCAATAAAGATGTAGTTCGTAAGCAAAAGCGTAAACTAAATTATGTTGCGAATGTTTATATCGTATCTGATCCAAAGCATCCTGAAAATGAAGGCAAAGTAAAACTGTTTAAGTTTGGTAAGAAAATCTTTGATAAGATTTCTGAAGCAATGAACCCACAATTTGAAGATGAGAGTGCAGTTAATCCATTTGATATGTGGAAAGGTGCAAACTTCAAACTGAAGATTCGTAAAGTTGATGGATATCAGAACTACGATAAATCTGAATTCGAATCCTCATCTGTATTATTGGATGATGACGATGAGTTGGAGAAAATCTGGAAATCTGAATTCTCATTGAAAGAATTGCTTTCAGACAAAGAATTCAAATCGTATGATGAATTGAAGAAACGCCTAGATAAAGTTCTTGGTTTGAATGGTGAAACACCTGCACCAAAGACAACCGTAGAACAGATCAAGGAGAAAGCAAAGTCTGAGCCAAAGATGCCTGAAGTATCTGAAGAAGATGATGACATGGCATACTTTGCAAAGTTGGCAGACGAAGAATAACCTGTCAACTTTTAAGAATATGGTTCGTTGGACCATATAGAGGCCCACTCTCCCTAAAAAGAGAGTGGTTTTTATTGTAATGGGAGTATATTATGGATTTTTTATTTAAAAATCTATCGTATCTATGGATGATATTTTTCATTATGATTACTGCTGGACTAGCAAAAGAGTATTCTCTTTTTGCCCCAGCGTATTCTTATATTAGAAATACATTTCGTAGTAATAGATTCGTTGTAGTTCTCCTAAGTGCTATTGGTGGTATTTTACCAATCGAAGGTCGTGTTACTGTATCAGCAGGTCTATTAGATACGGTTGCACCTAAAGATGGTAAAGGCCGTGAAAAAATGGGAATTGTTGATTATCTATCGACACACCACTACTATCTGTGGTCGCCGTTAGAAAAAACAGTTCTTATTCCTATTGCAGCGTTTGGAATAACATATGCTGCTTTTATCGGAATGATAGCACCTCTTGTAATTGCAAGTATTGTATTTCTTGGTTGGTATCTCTGGTATCAAATCAAAGAAGAAGATGTTGCAATTACTCCTACAAATTTTAAAATAAGTTCAGTCATCAGAAATGTATTGCCAATGTTTGCTGCAATTGGTTTATACATTTACGATGAGAAGCTAATGATCGCTTGTTTTGGATTTTTGGCATTATATTATGTGTTTTTGACACAACAATGGAACATCAAGAAGTTACTTGGTTATATTAAGTGGGATGTTCTTGTTATTGTTGCAGTAGTAATTATTTTAGGAAATTATTTTAAGTCCTATGATAAAGCTTTTGCCACTATGATTAAAGATACGTTGGTTGATCCATCTACCTTTGTCGGCATGGCAGTAATAAGTGCTATCGGTTTTATAGCAAGTTTCTTAATGGGTTCTAGTGGTAAATTTGTTGCAATCGCCGTATTGATGGCTCAGGTTTTTGGTACAGAGTACTTCTTATGGTTCTTTGCATTAGATTATGCTGCTTATCTATTAAGTCCAACGCATAAGTGTGTGATGATAGGCAATCGTTATTTTGGTACGCCATTGACAACATACTATAAAGCTTTGGGTTCTTGGTGTGGAATATTGATAGTAACTGGATTTATTTTTACTTTTATAATCTAAGGAGATTTACATGAAAGCAATCGCAATTCTCGCAACCGCACTTTTCGCAACTTCCGTTTATGCACAAGCTCCTGCTAAGAAAGAAGAGCCAAAGAAGGATGCTCCAAAAGCAGAAGTTAAGAAAGATGCACCAAAGGCAGAAGCTAAGAAAGAACCTGCTAAGAAGTAATTAGTAGAAAAAAGAAACCCACCGAAAGGTGGGTTTTTATATTGTTCTTGTATTGTCTAGTATCATAGATTCAAATGTCGGTTCCAAATTACGAACAGCAGGTAAATTTTTAGGTGTTGGAACTTGTTCACTTACAGCATTGTCAATTCTTCTTGTATTAACTACATCTTGTTGTTGAGAAACTTTATCTTGCACTTTCAAATTTAAATTATCTGCTTGAGATCTTTCTAATTGTTGGCCTGACGCTGGAGCAGATTCAACTGCTGGTGGTGTAGTTCCAAATTCTATTGAAGACCGGTCCTGCTGAGAAGGCGGACGTCCAACGAACTCTGGGTCAACCACAGGTATTTCACCACGATCACGCATCTTTTTATAATCTTCAACCGCTTTTGCTGATTCCGTTCCTCTTTTTGAAAATCCAGATAGTTGTGCATCAGTTGCTGGTTCACCTAGATTGTTTAACCTTTGAAAGTCTTTTATATCTTCCATTGTTCTTTCATATTCAGGTAACTTCTCACGTTTTTCCATCATTTCTCTAACACCAGCAATACCACCAACTCTTTGTGTTGCTCTTAAACCTCTATTAAAATCTGAATCTGGATCGTTATCGTAACCACTAGGATCAGATAACATCTTGTACATGGCATAAGCAATGCCAACAACAGTTAAACCACCTAATGCAAGTGGACTGGCCAAGAATCCACCTAATCTGCCAAGCCATTTAAATGCAGTTATAGCACCGCCAGCAACACCAAATAAATCGGTTATCATATCAAAAAGAGATTGACCTTGTTGTTCTATTTTTACAGCAGTTGCAGTACCTTCATATTGCCTATTAGTTAGAGCAGCAATAAGTTCTTTGTGTCTCTTTAATCTTTCTAATTCCAATTCTTCTTTAAAATTATTTTCTTTTTGTTTATTTTTTTGGTTTTCTTCATTCACATTTTTCATATAGGTGAGCATTTTACTTAGTATATCGCTTAGACCGCTATCATCTGATTCCAATCTATTAATTTTGGTTGATGTTGGTCTTTGACCAGTAAAATATGATATATCACTCTTTGTTCTACCTAACAGATTGCCAAGTATGGCTGGACCTAATTTAGATCCTCCAGTAAGAAATTTTGCAATATTGAGTGGATCAAATTTTTCTTTTAATCCAGTCATTCTTGCTTTTTGTCTTTCACTTAATGTGGCACCTATTGAAGAAAAAATGCCTTTATCACCTTCTGCTAGTTTTCGTGCTAGTAGTGAGGTGAATCCTTGTTTTCTTATTCTTCTGGCTTCGTAGTAGTCCATTTATTTTTTCTTCCAAGCAGGTCTGTCGTCTTGTGGCATAGATTTGTCTTGCACTTTATTAATCTTTGAATTGGTTTCTGTTGTTTCATTAACAATAACAGCAGGTTTTTTATTATTTAAACTTTCATGTAATTGTGAATTTTCAGTAGATGATTTATCAATTTTTGTTCCACTATTTGGTTGTGGAGGCACAGTAGAAGCTATTTGACTTTCTGTTGACTTTCCTCGTCTTAACATCGATGTTGTTCGTTCTGCTCTATTACCAACTTGTTTATAATAATCACTATATTCTTTTTTAGTTTTTCCGTTTTTATATTTTAATTCATCGGCTCCAAGTTCAAAATTTCCTTGATTGAGTGCTTCGGTTGCACCTGGAAACTTTTTCCACCATTCACCCATGTTGAAAGCTAAATCTATTAATGCAGCTTTACCATCATCATTGGCTAAATTCCAACCAGGACCTTTCATGGCAATGGCTTTATGTTTTTCGTAGTCTTTATCAAATAATTCTTCTAGTTTTTCTTGTGACATTGCTGGTGTTCTGTTGTTACCTTTTGCATTGGCAGCACCATTGTTTTTATATTGTGCATATTCTGGCGGCAATGTTTTACCATCTTTACCAAGAAGGTGACCAGCACCAATTGTCCAAAGACCTCTTGAATCTTTATATGGATATGGAACAAAACCTTCGTTCTTTCGAATCATTTGCTTTACTGCTGTATCTGTTCCTGCAGGAGGTTTAGGTGTTGGTTTCAGCACCTTTTCTGCTGTTGGTTTAGGTACTTCTTTTTTAGGTGCAGGCCTTGCTGTAGGCTTTGGTGCTGGTGCTGCAGGAGGTTTAACCTCAGGTGCTCTAGGTGTTGGAGCAGGCGGTGGTTTAACCTCTGGTGCTTTTGGTGTAGGAGGTTTTACTTCTGGTGCTCTAGGTGCTGGTGCTGCCGGCGGTTTTGCTTCAGGTGCTTTTGGTGCCTCTGCTGCACGTCCTTTTGCAGGAGCTTTTTTAGTGACTTTTCCTTTTGCAGGAGCTTTTTTAGTGACTTTTGGCTTTGGTTCTACTTTTGGTTTAGGTACTTCTGTAACTTCTTCTTTTCTGGCTCTTGATTTTGAATCTTGTACCTTTTTCTCTGGTCTTCTACCTGTTAAAGCTTTTATCAATTCTCTATGTCTTAAATCTTCTTCAAGATTTATTTCTTCTTGAAAACGACTATCCAACTCCGATTCGAATCGTCTTGCTGTTTCTTGTTTTTTTAATTCTTCATATATTGAACCAAGTAATTGAACAGCAGATAGTCCAGCCAAAGAAGGATCTATCGCATCAACTTTTTTAGCAGTAGTTATTTTTGGTGAAATGGAATTGACTTTAGTGGTACTGGCATTTACGCCACTACCTCCTAATAAGACGCCAACGGTCTTTTTGATTTGTTCACCAATTTCTTTAGGCATTTACTATTTTCTCTGTCTCTCTCGTATTTTTTGATTTTCTTCTTCAATAAACGAAATCAACAGAGCTATGTAAATATCTCTTTCCCATGGTAACATATTTTCAAGTTCGGTCAAACTATATTTGTGGTGCTGCATTAACGAAAAGTTCGTTTTGTAATAATTTCTCAGATTGTCATGACGAAAAGTTAACCGAAAAAATTTTCTAAGCCTTCTACTGCAATTTTATGTTTAAAACCACATTTACTACAAGTTAAATCTATATCTTTTTTTAATTTTGGAAGATTATTAAAGAACTTTTCAACCTTTGTAAATTGTTCTTGATTCATACCTTCTACAAACTCCAACATTTCACCTGGTTGTGCTTCGTGGTCATAGTAAAACTGTTCACCATCATAAACATATTCTATACTCTGTGAAATCATATTAAAGGTAACTTCATTAATATCTTCCAACATTAAAGAGTCCTTTACTATGCCAAACTGTGGGTATTTCATTTTTATCATTAATTTATCTGTTAATTGAATTTCTGGAGAAACAGATTCATCTTGTTGTACTTTGATTTGTGTCAAATCAAGATTGTGTTCCATTATATTACCACATTCTTTATCGTCAACAACATTGTTGCATCGATATTTTGATTCAACAACCTCACCAACAGATTTTGATCTCAGTTGTAAAAAATAATATTCAATATCAACAATTGGAAGTTTGTCAATATTGATATTGTCTGTTAGTGTACAATTATTGAGTATATCAGAAATTGCTTGCTGTACTGTGATGGAATCCGATGATTCCATAGCCATCAGTAAATTTTTTTGTTCTTTGACTAGAAACGGTCTAAATTTAATTTTCTTTTTAGAAACCGGCAATTCAACTTCATAAGTTGGTACATCAATTTTAGGTAAAGCCATTTTATTTTCACTCCATTAAAAAATTAATCACCATCTGGTTACTGTAGATCAAAATTATCTATATCACCTATCAATTCCGAATTATCCAAACCAAAGTTATTTTCTTCTGTGTTTTGGTTTTCAAACGAAACTTCATTTGGTGTATCGCCGCCAATTGGATTCATTAGATCCCAATTGTCTATATCACCCATTAAGTCAGAATTATCCAAACCACCTTCATATAACGTTGGATCAATCCAACCTTCAGTTGTTGGAGAATCTACTATAGGCATAGAACCTCTGTCTGCACCACCAATAGCGGCTATTGGACCAAGGCCGTCTGAAATGCTGGAAAAGTCTGCAAGGCCTTGATCTATCAGTTCCATACCAATTGCTTGTAATGAATTATTTTTCCAATATGTGTATGAGAATGTTACCAATAGTCTATGATAACCATCGTCATTCCAATTTAAATCCATTTGATTGATTGCAATTGGATATGCATTGTACAAATTGATCGAATATGATAATTGATTTGTTACATCATATTGATTAACTGTTAATGTGGAAGCATAATCATCACGATATCTAAAATTGTTATTGTATTGTGGGTTAATATAATTTAACCACGCATCAAAAAATATCTTTTGATTCATATCATCGTCAACAATGATAGTTAAATCTATATCATTAAATGTTGTTAGATATGGATGTTTTTCTATTGGACCATAAGTCTTTTGTTCTGTAGTTGCAAAAGTTCTTCCTGGCAATTGTGTTGCTTCGCATCGATATTGTAAACTTCTAGAAGAAGAAATATATGGTGTCATGGCAAAAGGTATTGGAAGAAGAATATCAAATCGGCTTGGTCTTGCAAGGTCTTTGACAAAACTAGATTTGAAATCAGAAATTCTTCCTTTTGTGGAATTTGGAATACCTATCGCACCTGTTACAGCTTGATTGATTTGATTCGTTATTCTTTCTGGTACTGAAAATAGATCATCTATCCAGGCCATTTAATCTTTCCTTATTTTTCTTGTGGAATCTTGCCAAACTTCTTGAACGGTAGCTTTCCTAAACTGCTGCATAGGCAACATAGCTGCCACTTCCCATTCATCAGGTTGGATGGCAAGTAATCTTGACTGGATATGACCAGTCAAATACTTTTTTAAACACGGTTTAAACTCTTTTAGGCGTCTGGAGGCACTCAGAATGTCATAAGACACTCTCAGACGTTCAACATTGTTCTCATCGTCTAGGATCGCAAATTTTAAAAGCTTACCTAAAAAGGCAATTCTGTAATTTATTGGTAGATAATGTAGATTTAAACCTAGGAAACCATCCACATCTTTTTGTAATACCAATACCAAAGGAAATCTGTCATAATATGGCATTTCACTCTTACCTTTTGGATCGTAATAGAAACAATACAATTTTCCTGGACCAAATCTTGTGACTTTACGACCAGTATCTTTGTTTATATCACTTGCGACTTTAAGTGGGTTTCTAAGTTCAGCAATTTTAGTCATTAACCATCTCATAGAATCACTAGACATAGGTTGAACCTGTGCCTCTTTTAATCCAGATGATAGTGTTTTAAGTGCTGATGCCATCTCACTATTTAGTTGAGACCCAAATGATCTTCTGTGATGATTCTGAAGGTCCAGCCACGGTCCTTACAGTATTCTTCTGCTGCTTTCCATTTGGCTTGATTGACACCCCAAGTTGCAACTTCTTGAATATATTGCTTTGTTACTCTTTTTCTTTGTTCTGGTGGGTGTGTTTGTTTTTTAGGTTTGATCTCTAATAGTTCTGTTCTGATACCATTGTTTGATCTAATTTTGATTAAAAAATCTGGAAAGTATCTATGTCTACGACCATCAACTGGTGACATATAAGGTATAAAAAGTTCTTCAGATGCCCACGATATCACATCATCATTGCGGTCGAGCCAATCCATCACCCTACATTCCCATGAAGAGCGATAAACTATGTTTTTAGTATCACCCACATACTTTTGTGGGTTTCTTGGTTTGAATAATCCTTGGTATGCCATATAAATATGTATATTCAACCTTAGAAAGACAATCTCATGGCCATCATTTCTATCCCCGATTCTCTTGGTGGAGTTGCCATACCTGGAATAACTAATGTACCTGGTGGACCTTTAGGTGTTTTATTCGGAACTTCTCGATATGATCTTGCTGGTTACAAATATCCAAAAGATTTAAGTTCTGCAACAAAAGGTCATTATATTCATTTTACGATTAATAAAATCGAACCTTCTCAACTCGCTACAAATACTGCCAAATCTGTATCAGGTGCCTTTGAAACTGCTTCGAGCGCTGTAGGTGGCGAAAATCAATCTGCGACGGATCGAATTGAAAAACTTTGGAGTGCAGCTGGCCAAGTTGCTACTGGAATTGCAGAAAGTGGCCGAGCGGCTTTAAAAGATGCAAGTTTTGTACAAAGAAAAAAAACACCAATTAAAACTATAGCGTTATATATGCCAGATACTGTTGCATTTCCTTATACTCCAAGTTATGGAGCAACCAGTTTAAAAGATGTAGCTCTGGCAGCATCTAGTGCCGTACCTGGTTTAGGAAAACTATCTCAAACTGTAGGATCTATTGTAAACTCACCAGTAACAAAATTATTATTGAATACTGGTGGTTTGGCTATAAATCCAAGAGAACAAGTTTTATTTGATGGCATAACATTTAGAGACTATCAATTAGCATTTACATTTACACCAACTTCAAGAGAAGAAGCTATAGAAGTCAGAAATATAGTAAAAGAATTTAGAAGTGCAGCTGCACCAACGATTCGTAGTGGAGTGGCTGGAATGTTATATGACATACCTAATACTTTTGAAGTAGATTTTTTATTTAATGGTGTAAGAAATAAACACATTACAAAAGTTGCAGAAAGTGTTATAACATCTATTGATGTTAATTATGCACCTAATGGATGGTCTGCTCATAGTGATGGAGCTCCGGTTCAAACAACATTGACTATGAATTTTAAAGAAATAGAACTCATAGATAAAAACATGATTAATCAAGGATATTAAAATGGGTTCATTAAGATATTTTGATACTCTTCCAACAGTTGTTTATACAAAGAATGGTAATTCCATACTTTATACCAATTTATTAGCAAGAGCAAGTGTTAGACCTGCAATATTACAAAATTCATCAATCTACTATGAATATGATATACAAGAATCGGATACACCAGAAATTATTGCAGCCAAATATTATGATGATCCTTTTAGGTTTTGGATGGTTTTATTGCCAAACAATATATTAGATGCACAATGGGGTTGGCCTTTAGAGTCTATTGTTTTTAAAAATTACATGGAATCAAAATATCCTAATGTTAATACACAAAATCTTTTAAATCATTATGAAAAAGTAATAACTCAAACAGAATTAACAACAAATAGAAAAGTTACTTTTTCTGTGCGGGTTGATCAAGAAACATGGGATTCTACCGTAGAATCAAAATCGATTGTTACAACAGCAACAGGCCAAGTAGAAATTGTAATAACAAAAAGATCCGTTTCTGTATATGATTATGAGTATAATTTAAATGAAAAAAAGAGAAAAATAAAATTAATCAATGCTGCATATGCAGACCAGTTGGAAAAAGAACTTTTGGAATTGATGGCATAATATGGCTATTGGTTCAGGATTAGCTTTTGCACAAGATTTTTCTCTTGAAAAATTAAATTTAATTACTGGAAATAATGTACAAATAGACATTAAACAGTTAATGTATGAGTTTTCATATTATGAAGATTTATATGGTTTTGTAACTTCTGGTTTTGTTACAATTTCAGATGCTTTAGGTCTTATACAAAAGTTACAACTAAGTGGTAATGAAATTATAGAGGTGCAATTTGATAAGAGTTTAGGTTCTGGTGGTAACTCTGGAGTAAAGAAAAAATTTAGAGTATACAAGATTGGACCAAGAACACCTTCAGGCAATATGATGGTGGAATTCTATACTTTATATTTTTGTTCAGAAGAATTGTTATTGTCTGAACAGTCAAAGGTTGTGAGAGTATTTAAAGACAAACCAATATCTGAAATGGTTGCAACAATTCTAAATTTAGAGTTAAGAATACCAACATCAAAACTAAACATATTACCTACAAGTGGTTTGTATGATTTTGTAATACCAAGAGCAAAACCTATCGAAGCAATCAGTTGGTTATCAAACTATGCTCGACCACTATACAACGGTGGCGAAACTGCTGATATGATATTTTTTGAGAATAAAAATGGCTTTCAATTCGATTCGTTATCACGTATGATGGGACAAAAATCATACGCAAAATACAAATATCAAGCTTTAAATTTACCAGATCAATATCAAAATTTTCAATCTGACATGATAAGTGTATTAAATTTTGAAGTTATTAAAACACATGATATGTTAGAAGATATTGATTCTGGAACTTTTTCAAATCGATTAATTTCAATAGATCCTTTAACAAGAAACTTTAATGTAACTGATTACAATTACAATCAAAATTATAAAAAACGTTTAAATCCTGGTGATGCAGTAAATTTTAAAAGAAATAAAAAAGGCGCAACTCAGACACAATCACCTGAAGGTAAACTTAAATTAGTAGTTACAAATAAAGATCAAAATAATGTACCATTTATAAATGGATCAAAAGAAACTCTTGGTGAAGATATAAGAATAGAAAAATTTGTGCCACATAGAACCGCAGAGTTGGCTATGGCAAATTATAATGTTTTAAAAATGACAATACCAGGAGATCCAAATATTACTCCAGGTCAAGTAATTGAATTTAATTTATATTCTTTATCAACAGGAACTAATAAAGAACTTGATAAATTTTTCTCTGGAAGATATTTGGTAAATGCCGTGCGGCACGTTATTGTTGCACCATCAGTATATCAAACAGTTTTAGAGGTTGCTAAAGACAGTTCTATACAAGACCATGCAGATATCGATCAAGATACTGCACAAAATAGGTCTTTATCTGGCATAACAGATTTTTACAATGACATTTCAAATTTACGAACTGGCTTTGGTGATGCAGATATTCAAGGTGGAGAAAACTTTTATGGTGAAGCCATAAATGTCAATGTTGTTAACAATAATGTTAACGCAGATGCAGATATACAAGGCAATGAAGATTTTTACGGAAACAATACTTATGGTGAATCGATTTAATGGAAAATTTTTTAGGTAAAGATGGTTTTCGTTGGTGGGTTGGTGTTGTGGAGACTAGAGTTGATCCATTGGGCCTCGCTCGCTGTCAAGTTAGAATATTTGGTTGGCATGATAACAATCAACAAAAATTACCAACCAAAGATTTGCCTTGGGCATCTGCTATGCATCCAATAAATAACGCTGATACCTTTAGTACACCTAGAATTGGTGATTGGGTTGTGGGGTTTTTCATGGATGGTGATGCAGCACAGTTTCCTGTCATGATGGGTGTTCTGCCTGGTATAAAAAGAGGTGCATCTTCTAGACCAGGATCTGGCACATCGAGTTCACAATCGTTTGACTTGACACCATCATCTGTTGGTGGCACACAATCATCAACTGATGCAGATGTACAAGGTGAAGAAAACTTTTACGGTGAATCAATTTATGTTAATCAATCAAACGCTGAGAGGGACGCATAATGGCAAGTGATGCAAAATTAGCTCCAACAAATGCATCTGGTATAGAAACCAATGCACCTAGACCAAATTATACATACGATTCTCAAGTAGTTGGAATACCAACAATACCATCACCAGCCGTAGGTCGTGTTGCAAATAGTAGTACATCTGCAACAAATGCATCTAGAGCACATTCTTGTGACTTTTCTTTGGAGTTAAAGAAAAACATAGGTGTTAAAAAGTTTCTAAAAGCAATCGCTCAAGCTGTTCGAACTGGTATTAGAGCAATTCAAAGATTTTTGGGTTTAGGAGATCCTTCTGGTGTACCATCAGCATTGATTAATAAACTTAAACAAATAGCGCAAGAAATAAAGACAATATATAAAGAATACATTAAACCAATTTTAGATTTTCAAAAATATGTTCTTGCTGTTATCATTAGATTAAAAGCCATTTTACAATGGATTCTTAGTTTACCAGCTAGAGTATTATCGTGGTTTAAAGGTTGTATTGGCCAAATATTAAAAGCAATAGGATCATTATTTGCTGATGTTTGGTCGGAAGTTTTAGCAGAAGAAGCAGCAGCTGCCGGTGATGCTACCGGAGCTTTTGATCAATTTGGTGTAGGAGATCCACCTGGAAGTTATAAAGATTTAATCGGCGCCGCAGGAGAAGTTTTTACAGCAGCTCAACAAGTTTTGGTTGGTGCTCAACAAGTTGTTACAAATACGGTTGCAATTGCAGGTGCTGCAACAACAGGTTTAACTTCACCAACAAGTGCAGCTGATCTTAGAGCTTCTGATCAAATATTGAAGAAAGTTGGATCAACTATACCAACTCCTGCACAAATAGAACAAAATATAATTCAAAATTTTTCACCAAGTGACAGTAAAGGTCCTGCATAATGGCTGATGATGTGCAAAATCCCAAAGAACCTAGGGATACTAGTTTATGGCAAGAACCAGAATCTCAATCACCAGAGTTTCCTGCATTATACCCATATAATCGTGTAACACAAACGGAATCTGGTCATAAGTTTGAAATGGATGATACGCCATCCAGAGAACGTATTCGCCTGCAGCACGGCAAATCAAAAAACTTTATTGAGATGCATACTAACGGTGACCAGGTGTATAAAGTCTTTGGTGACAATTATCAGATTATTGCAGGCAAAAATAACGTAGAAATCAAAGGTTTTTGCAATATTACCATACATGGCGATGCAAATATGCACGTAAAAGGTGATATGTCAACTAGGGTTGACGGTGACTATAACATGATTGTTCAAGGTGATTATAATCTCAGAGCAAAAGGTGAAATGGAATTTCTTGGTGACATGGATATTGCACTCAAAGCAAATGAAAACTTTGGCGGTGCAGTAAGATTATCTGGTGCTTTTTCGCTTGATGTAAACTCTGATATGTATGTAAATGGTTCAATTGTATGTGATTCATTGACAGCAGAAAGTCGTATCAATGCAAACATGGGTGTGTATGCAGGACCATATGGTTTCTGTTCTTCAACTGGTGGTTTGTCACTCGGTTGGCCAACACCAGCAACACCTGTAGCCGTTCCAGGTTGTATTCATGTTATTGGTAGTATTTTTGCACCAATAGGTAGTGTGGTTGCACCATTAGGACTATTTTCTGTTATGCAGGCAATTTGGATGACTGATGTGATAAACGTATCTATGTATAATTCTCATGTACACACGGGCAATCTTGGTGCACCAACACCATTAATTGGCCCACCAATGGTTTAAGAGGTTAATAATGGCAAAAATTGAAAATGCAGAAGGATTTTATGATACATTGGGTTACAACTTTGATGATCCAAATGGTGCAGTAGAAGAATATCCACAAAATACTTTAAATATGTTGGACAAAATGCCTCCATTTATGGATTCTTGGATGGCACAGGATGTTACAAACAATACTGTTGGAGGTTATTTTAAAAATCCTTGTTCAACCAATACATCAACAATTATAAACACAGCAAATAATATTTACTATTGGGCCAATGGTTGTTCTGGATTAGAAACTGTAGCCAATGTGTCTTATGCTTTGTTGCAGACATCAACAAACTTTTTGGCACATACAAATAGAATTTCTGGTGTAACTGCATGGGATCCAAATGATACGGTAAATCCTTATTATAGACCTGCAGTTAATTATTCAAAACAACTTGTATACATTTCAAATCAAACTGATGACATTACTAATACTTCGGTTATGATGGGTTCTTTTACTAGTGTTTTAGTTGGACCACAGGTTGGTGCTAACGCAGTTTCTTTTGCACCATATTCAAGTACGGTGCAAAATTCTGTATCGGTTAGTACTGATGAATTTGGTTCTACAAGTAAAAGTTCAAACCTTTCATCTTCCATAAAAACCACTCTTAACACATTAATGACAAATATCAATACCTTTTTGTCAACCAGACAAACCCACGATATTACTTATTACACAAATGTTAAAACTACAGTAGACAAAGTACAGAATGTCATTCAATTCAAAGATATAGGTAACTCAGAATCTGCTTTATTGAAGAATTATGTAGGATCTGATAAACTACTTGATAGGATAGGGTAATAAATAACAGATGGCAACCGAAATAATATATTCCGATATAGATTTTACTTTTACCAAAAAACCGGTAACCAAAGATATTGCTTTAAGTTATAACGAAAAAGCAGTTCTTAGGTCTATTCGCAATTTATTGTCTACCAGAAAATTTGAAAGACCTTTTAATCCTGACCTAGGATCCAATCTTGACGCACTCTTATTTGAGTTGATATCACCTTTGACTGGTATAGCTTTAGAAAAAGAATGTAGATCAATGTTGGAAAAATATGAACCTAGAGCAATCATAAAAAGTTTACACGTAAACCCACAACCAGATAAAAACGCATATTCATTGAGCTTGTCATTCTACATGGAAAATTCAACAACACCTATAGAAGTGCAACTTATTTTAGAGAGAAATAGATAAAATGGCTGGCGCAAACTCAGAAATGAAAATAACAGAATTAGATTTTGATACGATAAAACAAAATCTAAAAACTTATTTAAAATCTCAAAACGTATTAAATGACTATAACTATGAAGGTTCTGCACTTGCAACATTAATTGACATATTGGCGTATAATACACAATACAATGCTTATTATTTAAATATGGTTGCAAATGAGATGTTTTTAGATACAGCTACTCAAAGAGCATCAGTTGTTTCTCATGCAAAACTTTTAAATTATTCTCCACAATCTTATACTGCACCAACAGCCAAAGTAAATATTCAATTTAATAATGTGGTAGAAGGTTCATTAACATTACCAAAATTTACCAATTTTATTTCTGAAGCTGTTAACAGTATCAACTATAACTTTGTAACGGTTGATGAAACTACAGTAAACACTTCAAATAATATCGCTTTATTTTCAAATGTAACATTAAAACAAGGTATACCAGCTCGTTTGACATACGTTGTTAATTTGTCAACAAATCCAAAACTTCTTTTTAGTATACCAGAAGTAACGGTAGACACATCATCAATTTCTGTTATCGTACAAAAATCATCAATCGATAACACTTCTGATACTTACACACTTGCAACAAACCATCTAACATTAGAAGATACAAGTAAAGTATTTTTCTTGCAAGAAAGTATTGATGGAAAATACGAAATTCAATTTGGCGATGGAGTATTAGGTAAAAAATTAGATAATGGAAACATTGTATACATTTCATACATTGTTACAAGAGGTACATCATCCAGAGGTGCAAATAATTTTACTATAACACAAAGTGTGAGTGGTTACGGCAACCCAACAATAACACCTTTACAAAAAGCTTCTTTTGGATCTAACAGAGAAAGTGTAGATTCTATTAAATTTCAGGCACCAAAAGCATACGCAGCTCAAGGCCGTGCAGTTACAAAAAATGATTACATGACAGTTATTCAACAAAATAAATTTAATATACCAATTCAAGCTGTTTCTGTTTGGGGTGGTGAAGAAAATAATCCACCTCGTTACGGTCAAGTCTTAATTGCAATCAAACCACAAGGTGCGTACAATTTGACAGACTATGAAAAACAAGTTATACTTGAAGATGTTATTAAACCAATTTCTGTGGTAACAGTAACACCAGAATTGGTAGAAGTTGATTATGTTTATTTAATTCTAAAGAGTGACATTCTGTACGATCAAAACAAAACAACATTGACTGCTGCACAAATTAAAACTTTAGTTAGACAAGGTATCATCACTTTCTGTAACGCAAATTTAAATACATTCAATTCAACATTTATTCTTTCAGATTTAATAACATATGTTAAAGGATTAAATGCTTCTATTGTTGCAGTTGATTTTGATCTTTATCTACAAAAGAGACTTATACCAACATTTAATAAAAACTTAGATTATATTATTAATTTTGGTAATCAATTGGAAAAAGGATTTGGTGAGAAAAGAGTAACAATTACACCGTCTTTTTCACAATATGATGCAAAAGTTAACTTCTATCCTGCTGTTTATTTTGAAGAATCTGATACTAACCACGGAACACTACAAACATATTACTTTGAGAATGGTGTAAAAAATATGTTGGTTAGTTCAACAGCAGATACAAATGCTGGTGTAGTTGATTATTCTTCTGGTACAGTAACACTCAAAAATTTTGCACCAACTGCATTGGCTAGTACTGACGGCATGATGCGTATTGTTGCATATCCAGCAAAAAGAATCGTTTCCTCCACATATAATAGAATCATAACATTGGATGAATTAGATCCATATGCAATTACAGTTACAGTAACAACAAAATAATGCTGGCTAATAACAAAACATCTTTATTAATACCATATCAACTACCCGATTTTATTCGTGGTAGTGAAGATTATACCAATTTTGTTTTATTCTTAAAATCCTACTATGAGTGGATGGAAGAAAATCGTGGAGTTTTGTACGATTCAAAAAGTATATCTGAATATTGGGATATAGATACAACGATTTCTGAATTTTTAGAGTATTTTAAAAATGATTTCTTGTCTTTTTTTCCAAAAGATGCTTTGGTTGATGAAAGACGATTAATCAAGATTGCAAAAGAATTATACCAATCTAAAGGTATACCAGCATCATTTCAATTTTTATTCAGAGTTCTTTACAATTCTGATGTCAATTTATACAATACAAAAGATTACATTCTTAAAGCATCTGATGGTAAATGGGTTGCCACTCGTTCAATTCGAGTATCAAACACTTCACCAGTTTGGACACAAACAATAGGATATAGAGTTTTTGGTGAAACGTCTAAAGCATATGCAACTGTTCAAAATGTTATAACAAGTGATAGAGAAACTAAAATTGTTTTATCTAATATTGAAAGAACATTTGAAGCAGGTGAATATGTAAAAATTGTTGATGTTCATGGTAGAATTCATTCATTTAACAATTATACACCTAGAGCTCGTATTATTGGATCAGTTGCAACAGTAAAATTAAATAAAAGAAGTCGTGGTGTTTCATATGATGTTGGTGATCCTGTGGTGTTTTATGGTGGTTTGGACCCAACAGTTGACCCACCTGTTGCAGCTAATGCTTATATTTCAAAAGTAACAAGTGCAACAATTAAAGGTACAACACCAATTTATCCTGGACACGGTTATCGTGCAGGTTCATTTACAGAAATCAATCTACTTTCTCCACCTGGAACAGGATTTGGTGCAAAAAGTATATTGACAAAGTTAAATGATGAACCTTTGATTGTATATTATGTTCCAGAAGATCAAATACAATCTAAAGCTAACACATATCTCGGTAACACCACATTTAGTTGGGGTGCAAATCCAATTGGAAATAGTGTTTATAATTTTGCAAACAATGAATTTGCAAATGCCAATACTGTAATTGCAGAAGCATTAACTTTCCCCGTTTTAACTACTTACGGTATTGAAGAAACAACTATCACTTCTGCTGGTACAGGATATGACGGCACAACAATTGCATCCGCAACAGGATTCTATGCAACAGAATCAGGTTCAAGATCAGCTTTGCCAACTATAGGTATTCTCCCACCAATTATTATTATAGATGGAGGAGAAAATTATATTGTTGGTGATCAAATAAGATTTGTAGGAGGTTCAGGATATGGTGCATACGCAAATGTTACAGCGGTTCAACCAGAAACAGGTGCTATAACTGAAATTACCTATGTTGATGATCCAGCTGGTCGTGCAATTTATCCATTAGGCGGCATGGGTTATAATAAATTTTTACCAGATATAGAAGTTAGTAGTAATACTGGAGGTGGTTCAGTTTTAACTGTCAGACAGTTGGTTGGTGGTGATGCAGAATTTGCTGTTACTGGTTCTCCTTATGGTGAAATTTTAGAAGTAACAATAACAAATCCTGGTTTAAATTATGTTGAAACTCCTGAAGTTTCTCTTAGAGTACAAGATTTATTAATTACAAATATTAATGTTATGCCGCAAAGTGGCGATATAATTTATCAAGGAAATACATTTACAAATCTATACTTTAGAGCGAACGTAGATTCAATTTCTACTTATACAGCAAATGCAAACACTATGTTGGCTGTATATAATTTAAGAACATATGATTATGATGGTATTTTAAATAGTGCAAATAATTTTTCAATATGGCGTGGTGGTGAAGATGTTTCAACACAGGTCAGACTTGCAAATACCATAACAGATACAAAATTTACAAACGGCAGAAAAATATATGGTAATGGAAATGCAAAGGCCGATGCAGTATTCTTAGAAGGTATCAACCTTGATGAAGGCCAATACTCAAATCAAGACGGATTTCCATCTTCGTATTCCGTATTGCAAAATAAAATATACAATGAATACACCTATATGCTTCAAGTTGAAGAAGCTTTGGCCAAATATAAAGAAAAAGTTCTCGGTTTCTTACATCCTTCTGGTTTAAATTATTCGACCTATAACATTTTAAGAAATTCAAATAGTTATAGTATGACGGTACAACAATCGGACTATAGAGTAAATGCATTAAGTACCTTAATTGGTACCAGTTCGTATGTTGCAGATTTGGCAAATGGAAGTTCCAACACCATTGTTTTCACAAATATTGGTGCGGCCAATGTACGAAATTCAATATATTTAACTTCTAATAGTTATGTGACACTCTATAATAGAAGAAATGAAATTTTGTATTCTAAAATTAGATCTGCAACTGCAAATACTATAACTATACAAGATAATTGGACAACTATTGTACCAAATGTTGCAACCGCTAATGTAATCTCTGGTTCAGACTACATAAATATTACCAACTTAACCGAGGCATGGAATATCGCAACAGGAAATGGAGTAATATTCTTTAGTGATTTCATGCATCCTTATGATTTTGTTTCACTTGATGGTGGTAATACATATAAAACCATAACTTCTGTTGATCAACCACAGTATGTTTTGGGTGAATTAATACCTCCATTAAGAATTCGTGTAAATTCTGCATATGCAAACAATTTAACAACCAGCTTGACATTTAAACAAAACGTTATGTCAAGTAACATTTGGATAAGTTCTCTAAACACTTAATAAGTAAAAATTATGGCAAATGTCGTTAAAGGATTACTAACAACTTACGCTTCGACAGCACAGGTCGAATCAGGTTATTTCTTCGTTGTTTCTGGTTCAGGTTATTCACCAAAACACGATACCAGTTCTTATATGTTTATTGGTAGCGTAGATCCTTGGTTGGATGATACTGATCCACCAGCACCAACACAAAATCAGGTTGTAGTCAAAGGTATTCTAAAGAATATGATTGCAGCTAAACTCATCACATCTTCAAATATGTGTCCAGTAGTTGAAAGAATTGATTGGACGACAGGAACAGTCTATGACTATTACAAAGATTATGAAGATATGTTTGCTAGAGATGAGTATAAAAAATTAATTCAAAAATTTTATGTTAGAAATCGTTTTGATCAAATTTTTAAATGTCTTTATAATAATAACGATGGAAATTCAACAGTAGAACCAATTCTACAACCTGGAACAACACAACCAGGACAAACACTAATTCTTGCAGATGGTTACAAATGGATATATGTAACCACAATTGACAAAGGATTGAAGAAAAACTTTTTTGATGACACATGGATGCCATTAACCGTAGGTCAAGCCAGAGCAGATTCTACAAGACCAGCCGGTTTGGGTGAGATTAATGCTATTAATGTTGTCACCAGAGGCAACAATTATACTAATGGAACAGATTCTACTGTAGTAACAATAACTGGTGACGGCCAAGGTGCAAAAGCATATGCAAATGTATACAACCGTCAAGTCCAAGACATTATTGTTACTGAAACCGGAAACAATTACACTTATGCAACAGCAACAATAACAGTACCCGCTGGTTATCCTGGTGCAAACGCAACAGCAATTCCTATAATTTCTCCAGTCGGTGGCCATGGTTCAGATCCAATTTCGGAATTAGGATGTGACCGATTGATGATTTCGGTTGAACTGAATGGTACGGAAGGTGAAAAAATACCAACAGACATCTCTTTTAGACAGGTTGGAATTGTTGTAAACCCTCAATTAAAAACAGGTAGTATTCCTACTGGAACAATATATAATACAACAGATTTGTGTTATGTAACCTTTGGAGCAGGAAACTATAGTGTGGGTGAACAAGTATATCAAGGTGCTAACCTATATCAAGCATCATTTATAGGAAAAGTTTGTTCTTGGGACTCATCAAACAATATATTACATCTAATAAATACACAAGGTACACATACATTGGGTGAAGCAATTATTGGTGCAACTTCTGGTACCACAAGAGTATCCGTTCAATATGATCCAACCGAAATTGCGATAGGCTCCGGATATCTAATGTATGTCGAAAATAGAAGTCCTGTGCAAAGATCACCAAATGGTAATGAACAACTCAGACTCGTTTTAAGTTTTTAAGGTAGATAAATGAAAAATTACAATGTAGAACCTTACTATGACGATTACGATCCTAATAAAAACTATCATAGGATTCTATTCAAACCTGGTGTTGCAGTTCAAGCAAGAGAGTTAACACAATCTCAAACGATTCTTCAGAATCAAATCTCAAAGTTTGCTTCTGCAATTTATTCACAAAATACACCCGTTACTGGTGGTAAAATTACCACAAACCTTATTTGTGAATATATCAAGTTAAATCAATTCATTGAAGGTTCTTCTATTGTTTTAGACCAGTTCTTAGGTAAAACAATTACTGATGACACCGGAACCGTTTCTGCAAAAGTTATTGCATATGCTGAAGCCACAGGAAATGCTATAACTCCTGGTGATCCACCAACTCTTATTGTATCATATACATCTGGTGGAAAATTCTCTGATGCAATGAATGTTCGAATCAACTCTGGTGGTTTATCTGTTACCGCACCTTTAGCAACCACAATTGGAGTTGCTGGTGGAGTTACATCTATTGGTAGATCTTCTGTTGCATCTATCTCAGAAGGTGTCTTTTATGTTGTTAATGGATATAACGATGTCGAAAATGCTGATGGTACAACCTCAAAATATCAAATTGGTAATTTTGTAAATGTACAACCACAGACAATTATTCTAGAAAAATACGACAATACACCATCATATCGTGTTGGTTTATTAATTGTTGAAAATACAATTACAAGTTCAGATGACATATCTTTACTAGATCCAGCATCAGGTTACTCAAATTATCAAGCACCAGGTGCAGACCGTTATCAAATTAACTTAGAATTAACTGCAATTGAATTAACACCTGGCAACGATGATAACTTTATTGAATTAATGCGTATTGAAGATGGTAAAATTCTAAAGCAAACCGATTCTACTGTTTACTCTGCAATCGATGATTATTTTGCAAAGCGTGATTATGAATCAAATGGTGATTATGTTGTTGAAGATTTTAAACTTATACCAGAACCAAATGAAGATGGTGATGGTTCAAAATACGACTTAACTATTAGCAAAGGTATTGCTTATGTTCGTGGTTATCGTATTGAAAATCAATCTCAATTAAGACTTGTCGGTGACCGTGCAAGAGATACAAAACTAGTAGACCCAGCTTCCATTTTTATTAATTATGGAAGTTATTTTATTGTCGATAATGCAAACAATTTATTTAATTCAACACAAATGGAATATGTTGATCTGCATTGTGTTGAAGCAGATTTGGTTAATGAAACAAATCAAGCAGGATATAATTCTACATTAATTGGTAAAGCATTAATTCGTTCATTTGATTTTGTATCTGGAACAGGTTCTAATACTGCAAATTATACATTTAATGCTCATGTTTGTGATGTTAATCTTTATACTTTGACTGGAGTTGCAAACACAGCAACTACCACAACATTGCAAATTTTAGATGCAACAAGCAAATTTTCTACATCAAATAATGCTTATATTGGTGTTAAGTTAGTTATTACTGGTGGAACAAACTCTGGCGACTTTAGATATGTTACAGATTATAATGGTTCAACAAAAACATTTACTGTAGATACTGAATGGAATATTACACCAGATAACACAAGCACATTTGCATTAGACTTTCAAACAAAAGATGTCGAATCTCTAACACAAGTTAACACAAGCAATTGGGATCTAACTTCGTGGGCAAATATAAGTCCAGATGGTAAGATAGAAGGTACAGGTGATACTGTATTTGAAGCACCAGAAGCACCAGAATTAATTTTCAAAGTTGGTTATGATTACACAGCCAACGTAAATGATTCGTCCTACTATTCTACACAGATATTCAGAAATGTTGGTTTCTCCCCTGTAAGTAATACATTTACAATTAATACAATTTCTCCAATACAGTTTCATGGTTCATTAAACACACCAATTTATGGTGACACATTTAAACAATTGTTTACTGTTGTCAACCGTTCAACTGGAGAAATTCTACCATTCAACACAACTGCAAATAGTGTTACATTAACATCTTCAACTAGTGCAGTCTTCACATCTGCTGCATTTGCAAATATCACTTATGGTATTGATGTTTATGCATCTGTATTTGTTTCTAACGGAAACAATACTAACCTTATATTAAAGAATAAAGACTTAATTCAAGGTAACACAACTCACGCTGGTTCTGCATTTACTACAGTTGTTGCAAATACTTTAGTTGATTTAGAAAGCGCACAAATATTAATTAAAAATGAAGGCATCACAACAACTCCAATGAGTTTGTATGTCAATGATGTTAAGAAAATTAAAGCAATTTTAGATGTTGGTTCTGCAACACCAAACAATGCAATATCTCTTGCAAATTATACAGATATTACAACATCATTCTTGTTGGATAATGGACAAAGAGATAACTTCTATGACCATTCAACACTAAAAATGCAACCCGGTGTTACAAAACCAAAAGGCAACATTCTTGTTATTTTTGATTATTATCAACACTCTGGCGGCGATGGATACTTTAGCGTTAATTCATATTTAAGTTCTGCATTACCAGAAACTTATCCAGAAATTCCAAGATATGTTGCAAAGAATGGTATCATCTACAATCTGAGAGATTGTTTAGACTTTAGACCATGCCGTTCAAATCTACAAACTGGTTATGTTTGGGAGTACAAAACAATAACCAATTCAAATAACGTTAACATTAAGGGTACATTAATACCTAATGCACTAACAAATTATTTGTGTAATTATTCTTATTATCTTGGTAGAAAAGACAAACTTGTTCTAACAAAAGATAGTAAATTCTTGTTAATAAGAGGAACACCTTCTCTCAATCCTTTATTGCCTGCTGAACCAGATGGTGCATTGGTTCTTGCAAACATTACATATGATCCATATACTGCATATGTTCCAAATGAAGGACCAAATTATATTCCAGGACAAGGTCGTTTTGGTGTTGTTTTAAGAACATCTCCTTCAAATATTTCCATCAATAAGATTCTTCATAAACGTTGGGCAAAAGAAGATATTACAAGATTACAGAATCAAGTTGATAATCTTGAATACTATACATCATTAAATCTGTTAGAATCAAATGCACAAGCACTACAGATTCCAGATGAAAATGGATTAAATCGTTTCAAAAACGGTATTCTTGTTGATGACTTCTCATCTTTTGGTACAGCAGACAGTACAGCCAAAAACTTCTCTGCAAACATCAATATCCGCAAGAAGCAGATGACCGCATTAAATTATGTTGACAAGTTTGCATTGCAAGATCCTTCTACAATAAATTCATTTGGTACAATAAAGAAAACAAACACATATACTGCACATAGCATGGCAGGTGGTCGTACCAACGTATATACTTTACCATATACACAGAGAAGCCTAGTAAAGCAACAATTAGCAAGTGGTGCAATTAGTTGTAACCCATTTGATGTTGCTTTATATGAAGGTGTTATGACACTTAACCCACCAATGGACAATTGGGTTAATACCAATCAACCACCACAAATTACAATTGCAAATCCAAATATGCAATTTGAACAACAATATGGTGGTATTAATTTATTAAATGCTGGTGATTGGCAATCAGTTATAGGTACAACAGCATCCGTAAATGAAACTAAAAAGGCCATCGAAGATTCTTATGTAAAACAAACACAAGGACTAATGGCTGCTGATGCATCTTCCTCAGCGGCAGAAGGTCTTGCACAGAACAAAGGTTATATAACAAATAACGCAGTTCTTCCACACATACAACCACAAGAAATTATTGTTCGTGCAAAAGGCATGAAGATTAATACTCCAGTTTCTTGTTGGTTTGATGGATATAATGTAGATTCTTACATGACATTGCCAAATACAATTGAATTAATCAATGTGACAGGCAAATTCTTTGAAGATGATATTGTTGGTGTTTATGATGACAATGCAGATCAATTCTTCCCAATTTGTCGTGTAGCTGGTGTTTACAAATATCCAAATGGAACAAGTGTTCGTTTGTATGTTGGAGAAATTGTAAATCCACCAGAGTATGTAACATCTGACATTCTAATCAACGCAACTTTTGATATTGCTGGAAATTACATTAGTTCTTCTGCAAGAGGAACAATTGTATTTGAGAATGGAAGTTTCACAAGTACACATAATTCAGGAACAGTAGCTGGTGTTGGTGGAACATTTACTTCATCCGTTTCTGCTGTTGCTCAAAACATATTTAAAACAGCCAATCTAAACGGAAAACCAACATGGTTTAATCAATATTCTGTTTGGGGTAATCAAAGTAATGCAAACCCATATGCTCCAACATATCCACTTGAGATAGAAACAGCAGGTGTTTATACTGTCAGAGTATACGCAACAGGTACAGGAACAGTAAGTATCAATGGCACACAAATCATAAACGTTGCAGCAAGAAATACAGAATATACTTATAACTATACCGCAACAGTAGGAACAAAAACTTTAACTTGGTCTATTAACAATGCAGAATCCGTTGCAGGTTTTGCAATGACAATAACCGGACCTGATGGAACAATGTTTTGGAATACACAAACACCAAATGGTTTGAATTTTGATGCGATTGGTACAGAATACAAGATGCCTGATGGTGGGTCATATTTCATCGGCGTTACAAAGTTTCAGTTAGACAAAGCTGCAAGTAATATTGATGCATATTATACTGGTGCAACAATTACTGTGACATCTACTTATTTGTATGAATATAAGTTTGGTGCAATTTATGTTCCACCAAGACCAACGATAGGCGGTGATGGTGACGCAGGCTGGGTAGCATTGTGGCGTACACAAATGGCAACTTGGCAACCAATTTACGATGCGGCACAATCAATTAAAGACAAAACACTTATTTTAAGTGCTGTTGATACTGATTATGCAACAGTTACAGAATATGATGGCGAAACCCGCACAGTAACAGTTAATAAAGCACTAAAGATATCTTTTGGTAGAAGTGCTTCTGTTGGTAATATTACTGCAAAGTATTCTGTCAAAGGTCAGGCTGCAAGTTATGCAGATGTTATTCGTGAAGGTGATCGTCCTGCTTCTTTGACAACGGATGAAAAAGGTCAGTTTATTGCAATCTTTAATATACCAGGTTCCGTATTTCATATTGGCTCCCGTGTATTCCGCATAGACAACAGAAGTGGTGCAGGTGCACCAGAAACAGCAACAACATATGCTGAATCAACATTTGTTGCAGGTGCAATACAAACAACAAATTCTTCAAACTTCTCTCCATCTGTAGATTCTTCTTCTAAGAAATTTACACCACTAAGTTTGCAGACATACAATGTTGTTGAATCACAATCACCTAATGATCCAATTGCACAAACATTTATCATATCTAAAGAAAACTATCCAAACGGTGTTTTCTTAAGCTCTGTTAAACTGTTCTTTTCGCCATTCCCTGGTAACGTAAGACCAATACTTCCAATCACAGTTGGTATTGTCAATACATTAAATGGTCAACCAAACGGAAATACTCTAGATTATTCTAGAGTTACATTAGATGCAGACGATGTTGTAACTTCAAACAATCCACATTATTTGGATCCAACATCATATACTGAGTTTAAATTCCCAGCTCCAGTTTATGTGCAGTCTGGTGTTCTCTATGCAATATTGATTTCTGCTGGTACATCTGATTACTATGTGTACTATGCACAACAAAATCAAGTTGCTATTTCTTCTACTGCAAAAGCTTTGCCAACAGATGCAGCACCAAGTCAACCAACCAAAATTGGTGGTTCACCATATATTGGTGCTCTATTTGAATCACAGAACTCCATGACATGGACTGCTGATCAATCTAAAGACTTGATGTTTGTAATTGAGCAATGTGTATTTGATACAACAAAAACACCAAGATTGCAGTTTGTTACACCAGAAGGTTTACCAGCAAACAAATTAGGTTCAAGTGATGTTCTTTCTTCAATTGACAAAGAATTAATTTCAAATGCTGTTAATCAGAATGGTGCACCAACAAGTCCGATGCACGCTTTTAATTTAAGTACAACTGATTTTGTACCAACATTTACAAATATCAATTATACTTACAGTACAACATTGTCGAGTGATTTGAGTGTAACTGCACCAACATCTGTTACACCAGGTAAAATGGGAACACCATTACAAGATAACATCTATTTCTCAGATGGCCTTGGTGAACGTATTCTGAAAAAATCTTCAAGCAATTCTTTCCAATTGTTTGCAACACTTTCTTCTTCAGATCCAAATTTAAGCCCATTGTTGGCAGATGACGGACTATCTCTGTTCAATATTCAACAATATGTTAACAATCTTGGTATTGAAAGTGATTCGTTAATTAATATTGTTAATGGTGGTGCAAATTATAACGCAAATGCAACATCGATTACAGTAAGCGCACCAGATTTTGGTATAGACCGTGCTGTGCTCGACTTTACAACAAATACATCAACAGGTGCCATTGAAACTGTATTTGTAACATACCCTGGTTCAGGATATGCAAAAACACCTACAGTTTCTTTAGTTGATGCATCAGGAAATGGTTCAAATGCGATAGTAACTGTTGTTGGTGAAACTTCACCAGACGGTGGTCCTGCATTTGCAAAATATTTCACCAAGAAAGTCATTCTCACACCAGAAAATGATTCTGGCGATTTAAGAGTTTACTATACTGCTTACAAACCATTAGGTTCAGAAGTTTATGTGTATTACAAAATACAAAACCGTAATGACACAGAGCAATTTGAAGCACAAGAGTGGCAGCTCATGGCACCAGTAAATCTGACAACTTCATATTCAAAAGATAGAACAAATATGATTGAATATGAGGTTGGACCTGGTATGTGGGGTTTTGGTGCAAATAATAATATTTCTTATACAAGTACAAATGGTCAAGTATATACAGAATTCAGTCAGTTTGCAATCAAGATTGTCCTTGCAACATCAGACAGAACAAATGTACCATTTTTATCAGACATCCGAGCACTTGCTCTACCTTCAGGAATAGGACTATAATATGGCCTTGGTAAAAGTAACCGGAACCAATTTTATTCGTGACACAAAAAGTATGGCTATTATGAATACAGATGTTAATGAGAAGAATGAATATTATAATAAAGTCAAACTTTTGAGAGCACAAAAAGAGCAGATAAATAAGATGAATAGTGAAATTACAGAATTAAAGAATGATATTGGTGAAATCAAATCCTTAATACGTCTACTGATAGATAAACAATAATGGCAAATACCGTATCCGTTCTAAGTTACGCCAATACATTTGGCGATTGGATGATTAACACCAATGACATTGCTAACGAACTAAATCGTCTTAGCAAAGGTACCTACACAATGGAAGGTACACTTGTACTGAATGGTTCTGGTGTAGGTCTGCAAGTTTCTAATACCGCATTATTTACTGGTAATGTATTGATGACAGGACCAGGAACATCATTACAAGTTACAAATAGTGCAAATGTTGGTAACGATTTGACTGTTGCAGATACAATAACAGGAAATAATCTTGTCATAACGGGGTCTGTTGGTGGTACCGCAATCATACAATTTAGACAAAGAATTTTAGATGATGCTTTAGCAGTTTCAGTTGCTTTAAGTTAATATAGGAATATAAATGAATACTTTTAAATCATATCCTTCAAAAAATGTTACAACATCAGGTGCAACAGTATATACTGTGCCTGCATCGACACAAACAATAGGCGTTGGTTTGATTATTGCAAATACATCAAGAACACCATATGAAGCAAACGTTTTTATTACCCGTGAATCAATCGATTACTACATGGTTGCTAATGCCACAATTCCTGTTGGTGGTTCTCTTGTTGTCGCAGGTCTAGAACAAAAATTAGTTCTTCAGGCAGGAGATGCGGTTAAAGTTAAACCTTCTGCAAATAGTGCCTGCGATGTATTTTTATCAATTTTAGAAGTTGTACCAACTAACCAATAATAAAGGTTGACATGAGTTACATTGGCAATTCTAATATAGAAAACTGGATTACACCTGGAATAGAATTTTTTTCTGGTAATGGTGTAAGAACAGGATTTCAACTCACACGATATGTTGAATCTGAAAATGATGTTCAAGTGGTTGTTAATGGTCTTGTTGGTAATCCAGCAACGTACTATATTAATAGAGGAACAAATGAACTAACATTTTATACTGCACCAACAAATGGTTCAAATAATATTGTTGTTCGTTATCTTTCTAGACAAACATCTTTAATTGCTCCTGCTCAAGGCACAGTTTCTTATAGATCTCTAGCTATTGGTGCACCAGAATGGAATTCTCAAGGTGATGTTAATATTCTAAGGAATTTTACCGTTTATGGTAATTGGGCAAATGTAAATGTATTACACGCAAATTCGAATATCTACATCGATGGATATTATTATGGTAATGCATATACATTAACAGGCATTAATGCAGAGAGCATTGATCACAACATTGTTAGTCCAACTGTCCTTGGAACAGGTACCGCAAACGGAGATACATATTTAACGGGTGCTTCAACATATAGATATCTTTTGCAAACATCTTTTAGTGGTGGCAATACAGGTTTAACACCTTTGGTTGCAACAATAGGAAATGTTACACTAGGTGGTACACTAAGAACTGCAAATGGTGGAACAGGTTTAACATCTTTCGTTGCAAACACAGCTCTATATGCAATTAATGGTTCAACATTAACAACCGGCACACTACCTTCTGTTGCAGGTGGAACAGGATTAAGTAGCCCAACTGCAAATTCTGTTGTAATCACAAATGGTGCAAGTCCTTATTCTACTGTTGCACCAGGCACAGCAAACAATATTCTTGTTTCAAATGGAACAAATTGGGTATCAGGCAATGTGCTAGATTACGGAATTGCAACAACACAACTTGCTGGTGGTGGCCGAGGAACAAAAATAACATCAAGCACAACATATACCGTACCACAAGGTATCAGAAACTTAAAAGTTACTTGCGTTGGTGGTGGTGGAGGTTTTGCAGTTTCACCTAATCTATTATATGGTTCCCGTGGAGGTAACGGTGGAATAGCTGTTAAATATATTACAGGTTTAAATGGTGGTGAAAATGTTGTTGTTACGATTGGCACAAAAGGTGCATCAATCAATGCATACTCTGGAACAGCAAATACCGGAGGCACAACATCTTTCGGTGCATACTGTACTGCAACTGGTGGTTCTGGTGGTTATTATGATTATTGGGGTGTTGCTCAAGATGGCGGAGATGGATTGGGTGCCACAGGAGATTTCAATATAACAGGACAATCATTCAAACCTGCTGGTTCATTGTTCTCTTATGGTCAAGGTGATCATCGGCCAGATGCAGCATCTATACCTGATGGAATGGTTCTGATAGAATACTAAAGGCAAATAAATGACAAAAGCAGCAAATCTAGCCAATTTAGCAAGTAATACAAATTTTGGTATTTTAAATATCTGGCGTGGTGGTACTGGTAGAGATGCCTATCATGCAAATGGTGCTTTGCACTTTACCACAGGCAACAATATTATACAAGTTGGAACATTACCAACAAATATTGGAGGAACAGGCCTGGCGTCTTTCAATGTCGGCGGTGCGATCTACGCTCTGACAACAGGCAGTTTGACATCCAACACACTTCCTGTCACTTCTGGAGGGACTGGCGGTTCAGAGTTAGCAAACAATTGTATTTTAATTGGCAGAGGCCTCAATCCGGTAGATACCATTGCTCCAGGATCACCAAATAATGTGATTGTTTCTGATGGTACAAAATGGTATTCGGCAAATGCCACAACCCGTGGCATTGGTATTATTCCAAGACCTGCAGCTGCTAATAATATCCTTGTAGATACTGGCAATGATTGGATCAGTTATCCATCTTACGGATTGTTTTTACATCCAGGCACAGCAAACAGCACATATGTTTCAAATGGAACAGCATGGATTTCTAGAACATATGATTATTTTGATTGGTACAATCAAGGATTATTTGGTTATCAACAAACATTAACTGATAGAACTGGTGTTAGAGCACTCGGCACATCGTATACAAATTCTACAAACAAACCAATGATTGTTAGTTTTGTTTGGGCATCAACAACAAGTGCTTCCGCAATAACTGTTACTGCTAACGTTGGTGCCGTAACTATTGCAAGTAATACCATAAGAAATTCTGGAGATAGACAATCAATATCATTTCTTGTCCCAGCATCAAATACATATTCTATAGTCACTAACAATGCTGGAAACACATCAGTAGTATCTTGGGCGGAGTATAACTAATGAAAGCTTTAATATCACCTAATGAAGTTGTTAAAGATCCTAGAGTACAAGAAAATCCACCAGTAATTGGAAAAAGAGTTGTTCAAGTTGTAGAAGATGGACAAGAATTTCCTGTTGGAGAACCTCTTTTCTGGATTGAATGTTTAAGTTCAACACATCCAGGCACATCTTACTATGATTCGGTTGAAGCGGTAGTAAAACCCTTTCCTCCAAAAACACAATAAATATTTGAGAAAATAAAGGAACTATTTTGAGTTACATCGGCGCAAAACCATTAATAGCAGAATATTACTACGATTCTTTTAGTGGAAACGGCGTATTAGATTCATTTGTGACAACAATTGAACCTGGTTCTCCTGTTTCAGCTATCGTTGTTATAGATGGAGCTGTTATCAGTCCAGAAGATTATTATTTCGATGGAACTTATATAAAATTTGCCACACCACCTGCAGCTGGCACAAGTAATATTCAAATAAGATACCTTGCTATTCCAGCTTCAGGCATCGCAGCACCAAAAACATTTAGACAAGTAGCTGAATATTATGCCACTTCTGGACAAACACTTTTTCCAGTTCAAAGGTATGATTTAGGTTATGTTGATGTTTATGTTAACGGTGTTCAATTAGGCAATCTAGATTATCAAGCTTCTGATGGTGAAAATATAATTCTTCAAGTACCGGCCAGAGAAAATGATTTTGTAAGAATAGTAACAGCATATAACACATTATTAGCACGACAAGTTATTAATGCAACACCTGATTCGGTGTTAGTTGGTAATGGTTTAAATCCATTAAAAGAAGTAACACCTGGTGCTGCAAACAATATTCTGATGTATTCTGCCGTTAATGGTAATACATGGATATCACAAAGTTCTGTTTTCAATTATGCTGGTTATGTTTCGGGTGATGTTTTACCAACAACTGCCAATACTTATGATTTAGGTTCTGCAAATAGTCCTTTTCATTCTGTTTATGTTGGTCCCGGATCTGTTTATATTGGAAATGCAGCTATCAAATTAGTTGACGGTTCTATAAAAATTGACAATGCCGCATTACAAATTGGTGATCTCAATGTAACAGGAAATTTAATTGTTGAAGGCACCACAACAGAAATTCTAACTTCATCAATTACAGCCAATGACACATTGATGTATCTTGGTGCAAATAATTATTATTCAGACACACATGATATTGGATTTGTAAGTAACTATAATGATGGCGCAACAAATCGTCATGCTGGTTTTTTTAGAAAATCTGGAACTACAGATTTTTATGCATTTTATAATTATGAACCAGAAGTTGATTCAAATAATAATATTGACATTAATCATGCTTCTTTTAGATCAGCTAATATTAATGCAGGAAATATTTACGCATCAGGAAATCTTTTTTCAAATGGTGTAAATATTACAAATGTAACCAGTCAATTGATTACTGGTAACACACCACCAACAACAGTTGTTACTTATGTTAATAGTGCAATTATAACTGCATTATCTAATATTCCAGAACCATTAGGTGCAAATTCTGCTGTTCGTTTATCTGATCTTGTTTCTTTACCTTCTGATTTGTTTATCAATGTATTAGGTTCTCTTGATATTCAGCTGACTGCTACAAATGCATTAGATGGAAGTGTTACACAAGCAGGCGCACCATCATATATTTACAATCAAACTAATGCCAGCATCACCGGTCAAGCAAACACAATTGGCCAAAATTATAGCGTCATTAATTCTACATATAATACAACGGGTGGCGGTGGTTATAGAGCTATAATTACAATGCGTATAGATGTTGCCAATGCAGCCGGTCTATCAAATACACGATATATTGCTGGTAGAGTTGAAAATGAAGCAAATACAAGACCAGATTGGAAAGGCAATTACGATTTCCAAGCTTTCTCTGCATTGTTTAAAATATACGAAATTAACTTTTGGGATTATCCATGGTTGAGCGGTTCTTCACCAGGAAGTTCTACAAAAGGTACAGGCGCAACTATGGCATTTTATGTTAATATGACACCAGTTACAACAGATTTTACAAGTCCTTATTGGGGTCACTACAATATTGAATGTAATGTGTATGCAGTTGCTACATACCACAATGCAAATATTGGTGCCCGTTGGTTTGGACTTGCAACCAAGAAAAGAAACTTATATTTGAATTTAGGTTATAATCCATAATTGATTGAAAGTACATTATGAAAAATAGGATGTTTTCGTTGCCATACACACCTGGCATAATTGATGTTATTGAAGAATTACCAACAAAAAGAATTAATGACATATATTTCTCTGATAATGCATTTGGCTCAGCCAGAGCTTTATCACTTAAGCCTGAAAATTATTCAGAGCTTTATGAACTTAGAGAAAAATATGGTATCAAGTTACAATATTTAATTAATGGTAATTATTATTCGAATGAGTTTTATGAAGAATTAGATAAAGTTCTTGCTCACATAAAACAAGTTGATCCTGACATAGTTTGCATGAACAACACTTATGTAATGAGAGATCATCTTTTTATGAGCGCTCTCAGGAATGTGAGAAATGATGGTAAACCATTAGAAGTAAAGAATTCAGTTAATAACATACCAAGAACACTTAAAGATGTGATGTTTTTGGTTGAAGTTTTGTCTATTCGCAGTATTATTGTAGATCGTTCACTTAACCGTAATTTAGATGAGTTGAAAAAGATCCGAGAATATTGTAATAGTCTGAATATACCAATTACCATGTTGATAAATGAAGGTTGTATTGTGGATTGTTTGTGGAAGAATATAGATGACATGATGATTGCTCAAACCAATGAGAAATCAAATATGAAAGTCATCAATATTGTACACCAAAAGTTAGGTTGTACGGATTACTTTGAGGAAAAGCCTCAGCAATACTTAAAAACTGCTTTTACTCTACCAAATAATTTACAGAAGTTTGATGATTTAGTTGATATATATAAACTTGCTGGTCGTGGTGTTCCAATTGAAAAATGGCTTAAATTGACCAAAGCTTATATGTATGAAGATAGTAGTGCTCAATTAAAAGACCTATTTTCAACTAAACCGCCAAATATATTGATGAACACTTCTGCGGATGAATTGACTGATGTAGGATTTAATAAAGTTACAGAAAATTGTAAAAATGTTTGTGGTACAGAATGTACTTTATGTGATGATGTATTAATTAAATTGTTTCCAAGGTTAAAAAGGTAAAAAATGTCACAATTTGAACAAGTTACGGAAATTGCTGTTGAACAACAGTATGATCCAAGAAAAAATTATACTGTATATGTTAATCCAGAAAATAGACATATTACTGGTTTTGTTGGTTTCATTGTTCCTGTTGAAGGACTGAACGATGGTGCTGGATGGCCTTCATACCACCTTCAGAACTTAACAAAAGAAGAATATACTATGTTAAGTATGAGTATTAACAATAAAGAAATGATGGCTTTTTTAGATAATGACAATAGAACTGTGCATTTAAAACAATTACAGGTAGAATTGCTTGACCACACATATTATGACACAAACCTGAAGAAGATATATGGTGAAAACAATCGCATTACCTTGAAAGTTGGTGTTTATGATGAAAACCATAATATTTGTGAAGAAATTCAAAATATAAGAATTAAAAACAACACAACAGGTGACAATTCTGATACCATTTCTATCAATGGTCTAGGTGCATCTCAAAAATCAACATATGTGGTAAATGGTGCTACTTGTACTTTTGATCTACTAAGAGAAGGACCAGCTGCTTTGTCAATTAAAGCAACCGTACCAGGTGTCGATTACTTGTGGTTAAATGTTTTTCCACAGTTATTATGTTTGAATGAAGAACATTTGGCAAATCTTCATTCCTGGATAGAAACTCAAGAAACCTAAAATTTCGAAAATTTTCGTTCCGGCCCAAAAAAACTCCGGACGCTTTCCTGGTCTTAAAAAAGCGATTTTACTCCTGGCGTCCTAATGGCAACTAAATAGTCCAGAAGGTTTTTTTAATGAGGAAACAATGCCAGCTGCATACTCCAACCTATTCGCCGAACAAGGCTCGACTTTTACAATAACAATAACGGTCGATGACGCCTACAATCAAAATTATGACTTGACTGGTTATACAGCAAATAGCCAGATTCGTAAGTCATATTACTCTGCAAACGCAACAGCAACCTTTTCGACATCTATAAATGTGTCTGAAGGTACCATTACACTTACACTACCTGCAACTGTGACAGCAAATATTGCTCCTGGTCGTTATGTTTATGACACTATCATTAGAGAAAGTGCAAATAATACAACAACTAGGATCTTGGAGGGAATCTTTGAGGTTTCTCCAGCTGTCACAAGGTAGAAAATGTCATCAAACATTCGTGTCAAAATCACACCAACTAGTTTATCTACCGTAAAAGTAGAAGTTAAAGATACCAAGGCAAAGGTATCTACCATATCATATGGCAGTAGAACATTGAAATCTCTGACTGATATGGACACAACTCAACTGGCCAATAATTCCGTAATTGTATACAATGCAAACACAGGTAAGTTTGAAACCATTCCTGTGTCAACATTCTTGTCACAGATTAGTGGCACGGATTCTGGAAGATACTAATGGCCGATCAGATTCTTCGTTCATATAGTAATACAGCACCAGCTTTTCTAGAAGATGGCCAGTTAGCTTATTCTTTTGTATCCAATACACTATACATTGGTAAATCTGTAAATGGTGTCAATTCTGTTGTTGAGATTATTGATTCTGATATATCCAGAGATTTACAGATAGTATTCAATGCAGCCAATAATGCACAAAATACTGCAACTCTAGCTTCAGTTAACACAGTAACATTAAAAGTAGAAGTTGATGCAGTTGAAGCCAATATAGGTTATCTTTTTGGCATACAAACAACTCAAAATAATAGCATTACTTTTGCCAGCAACAAAGCAAATTCTGCATACGATTTGGCCAATGCAGCCAACATTCTTGCAACTTCGGCTGCAGCCAATGGAATATCTGCAAATGTAGCCGCACAAGCCGCACTATCTATTGCAAATGCAGCTAACACAGTTGCATATTCTGCATCAGCCAACACAGTAACATTACAACCTCTGGTGTCTGGTGCAGTATCAGACATAACTGTTCTGTATGGCATCGATGCAACACAGAACACCAGACTAGGTCATGTAGAACTAGCCGCAGCCAATGCTTATACACAAGCAAATACTGCAAATACGATTGCATACTCTGCTTCAGCCAATACTATTGCACTTCAGCCATCTGTTGCATCTGCATTTGATAAGGCTAATACCGCATCGGCAAATACATTGTACTTACAAGGTGGTTTAGACCGTGCGAATGTCAACATAGAAAGATTAAACAATCTAAATGACTGGCAGAACACTCAGATAAGCCAAACTAGTACCAGATTAGATGCAGCTTTCACCAAAGCAAATTCCACATCTTCAATTTCTCAAGCATCTTTCAATCAAGCCAATAGTGCAGCCAATTTGGCAAACTATTTACAAGGTGCATTGAATACGGCTAATGCAAATATTGATGTTGTTTCATTAATAAATATTTCACAAAACACCCGTGTAACTGGTCTATCAGACAGATTAGATGCGGCCTATGCAGCAGCCAATACTGCACAAACAATATCTCAACTGGCATTTAATGCAGCCAATGCAACAAATGTATCTGCAAATATTTCTTACTTGCAAGGTGCGATCAATGCTGCAAATGCAAATATTTCTATATTGTTTGCTACTAATACCACACAAAACAATAATATTAATGCAGTATCATCTAGAGTATCTACAGTATTTGACCGTGCCAACGATGCGTTCCTTCTTGCTTTTGGTGCAGACAATACCGCTATAGATGCTTCTTTAAAAGGTCAGTATTTACAAGGTGCATTAAACACAGCCAATTCTTCTATATCATATCAAGCTGGCGTTAATACAACACAGAATACCAGAATATCAGCAATTGATAATTATTCACAGTCGGCATACGCAAGAGCAAACTCTACAATAACATATTCACAATTAGCTTTTGGACAAGCTAATACTGCACTTACAGAAGCATTTGAAGCTCAAGCACAAAATATTATACAAGATGATGAAATTCTTCATATAAGAGGTATAGCACAAGCCGCATATGATTATGCAAACAATTACACATATAATCCAGCTGCTTTCAATAAAGCAAATGCAGCCACAGATTCAGCACAATCAGCATTTAATAAAGCCAACTCTGCAAATTCATTAGCGCAAGCCGCTTTCAATAAAGCAAATGGCGTAACAACAATTACAGGAAATAATACTTGGGTTCAATATAACAATAATGGTATTTTTGGTAGTTCTGCAAATTTAAGATTTGATTCTTCAACAAATACATTATTTGTTCCAAATATTAATGTTGGTTCAGGAATGCTCAACATTGATGGAAGTATTGAACTTGATGGTGATATATCTCCAAAGGTACTAGGCCAAAATTTAGGTGACATATCACATCATTGGTATAATCTTTATATTGATGGTGGAATATATGCTGATGGTTCTTTTGGTCAAATGGGCCAAATTCTATCGACAGATGGTTTTGGAACATTAAGATGGGTTGATGCAAATAATATTGTTGTTTCTTCTGGTGCATTGGCAAACGTTGATGTTACTGTTTATAATGTTGACCCTTGGGCTCGATCAAGAGTAAATGCAACAAGTATAACAGCAAATTCGGCACTTAATATTGCACAAGCTGCATATGCAAAATCAAATAGTGTTTATCAAATAGATACTGTTGCACGAACAGACATTGCTTATCTAACTAATTATTCTCAAGCAAGTTTTTCAAAATCTAATGATGCAACAATATTAGCTCAAGCAGCATTTGACAAAGCTAATTCCGCTAATGTTACCATATCTTCTACAGATAGTTACGCAAGATCAAAAGCTAATGGTGCTTATGATAGAGCAAACTCTGCAATAACTTATACTGATTTGGTATTCAGCAGAACTAATTCTGCATTTTCTCATGCACAGGCTGCGTTTAATAAAGCCAATACTGTACAAGTAACGGCACAATTAGCTTTTGATAAAGCCAATTCTCAACAATCAGCAATTAATTCCGCTTTCAATAAAGCAAATCTTGCAATCTCTACAGTAGAGTCTTTTGCAGGCACCATTAATGATATCAATAGTCAGATACAATATCAATCTAATGTTGATGGTACACAGAATAATAGAATCTCACAAGCATTAGCCTTAGCTCAACAAGCAATTGATGCCACTTTACCAAACAATGTTGATCAGTATGCAAGAAATACTGCAAACTCATCCTTTAACTATGCGGCCGCAGCTTTTGATAGTGCAAATGTGGCATACGGTTATGCTGCACAAGCCTTAATTGATGCAACAACAGCATTAAGTCAGACTACAAATGCTGTTCAAAGACCAGGTGATACAATGACCGGAACATTGAGAATAGCTGGTGGTTTTCCATCTGTAAATACAAATTCTGGAGATTTAATACTCGCTGGTGGAGCTGGTGTGGCTGGTGCAATTTTCGCAGGATCATTATATTCCACAGATTATGGTGGCATAATTGATGCAGGGACTTTTTAATAAATACCATAGAATCTATGCAAGGATAGAAAATGGCCAATACAAGAATTCAGATAAAACGATCACTAGTCACTAGTACACCCACATCTTTATCACCTGGTGAACTGGCGTATTCCTATGCTTCAAATACCTTGTTTATTGGTACTACCGGTGGTGGTCCAATAGCGATTGGTGGTACTTCTATAGCAGACATTGGAACGGCAACAGCTGCAAATGCATTTAATACATTAGTTAAAAGAGATGCAAATGGTGCATTTTATGGTAGATTATATGGTAATTCAAACACCGCAACTGCATTAGAAACAGGCAGAAACTTCTCCATAGGTGGTGAAGTTATTGCATCAGCTGTATCATTTGATGGTACAGGAGCCGTAGCACTTTCTGCAAATCTTTCAAATGTAACAACCGCAGGAACATTTGGTTCTGGCACATCGATTCCAACAATTACTGTTGCTGCAAATGGTCGTATTACAAGTGTTACAACAAATCCAATTTCAACATCCTTTACTTTGAATGGTGACTCAGGAACAAGTGAAGTTTCTGGCGGCGATACACTTACTGTAATTGGTGGTGAAGGTATTACAAGTAATGTTGGTCTTGATAATGTAACATTAAGTGTTGATAATACCGTTGTTCGTGCAAACACTTCAGGTGGCGAACAGATAATCAATACTAGTTTAAGAATTGCCGCAGATAAAGATTTAGTTGTTACTGGTAACTTAACCGTATTGGGTAACTCAACAGTAATTGAAACAAGTACATTAAGACTTGAAGATTCATTAATATTTTTAGCTGGCAATAATTATACTACTGACACAGTAGACATTGGCTTTATTGCTCACCATGGTGGCATAGGAGTAAATTCACATACTGGTTTCTTTAGAAGTGCCACAAACCAAGAATATTATGTATTTGCTGACTATGATCCAGAAATAAATTCAAATAATACAATTGACACTTCACACGCTACTTTTGCAAAGGCAAATGTCAATGCCAATTACTTCAAAGGTAATGTAATTGCAACAACAATTTCTTCTGGTTCTTTAGCTTTAAGCACAGCACTACCTGTAGGGTCTGGTGGTACAGGAACAAATACATTTTCAGCTGGACAAATTGTTATTGGTGATGGAACTAATGCATTAAAGTCTTTAGCCAATTCTTTATTCACACTAACAGGACCAACTTTAGGAAATAACAGAACAATATCGGCATTAACAGTTGATGATTATGGTAGAGCTACATCCGCAACTGTAGAAAATATTGCAATTGACACCTCTCAATTAATTTCTGGTGTTCTTCCTTATGCTCGTGGTGGTACCGGTTCTTCTTCTTATACTACAGGTGGTATATTAATTGCTGGCGCAGAAGGATTTTCTTCTCTTGCAAACACAACTTATACACTAACAGGTTCTCTTGCCACAAACAATACAATAACTTCTGTAACTGTTGATGCTTATGGTAGATTAACTGCTGCAACAGGTTCAGCAATATCAGGTTTAACAGTTCCACAAGGTGGTACAGGATTTGCATCTGCAACTACAAAAGGTATCATATATGGAAATGGAACAGGAGCATTACAAGTTACAGCAGCTGCAGGAGCTGAAGGCGCTGATCAAGATTGGTCAAGTCAAATATTAACCGTAAATTCTTCTGGAACTCCTGTTTGGTCCACAACATTAGAGGGTGGAACATTCTAATATATAATTGTTTAATGAATAGGAGTTTGTTATGGAAAATGATAAGTATATTAATTATTACATTGATATTTTGGCTAGTACTTTAAATGATGCTTTGTTGAGAAATATATCATTACAAGCTAACGAAAGAATTAGCAAAGAAGTAATTGAAACATATGAATTTCAGTTAAAAAACTTTGATGAAGAACTTCAAACACTAAAAACAAATAAAAACAATTTTGAAACTCAAGAAATAAAATCTTTAAAAGATGCTGTTAATGAGTTAACAAAAAAACTTGAAGCTATCAAAGATAAAGAAACTGAATATGATAAAACAAAACATCAAGTAGAACATATTAAAACTTTTAGGTCTGAATTATCTAAAGCACAAAAGACCATTGAAGAAAAAGATGAAGTTATTGCCAAATTAAATAAAAAAATTGAATATTTACAATTAACTCCTGCTCAAAGACGTAAAGTTGATTCTCCAAAAGCAAAAGAAGTTGTTGAAGAATCATCTATAAATAAAGAAAATACGAAAGACGGTGGAAGTTTTTAGTAAATGGCAAATACAAAAATTCGTTTAAAAAGCTCTGGCGTAACAGGAAATATACCGTCAAGTCTACAGTTTGGAGAATTAGCTCTTAACTATGCTGACGGTAAATTATTTTTTAAGAGAGCTAATAATCAAATATCATCATTTGATCTGGATCTGGTTGGCATACAACCAGACTCTTTTGCCACGATCAATTCAAACTCAACATTAATACTTGCAACTTCACCAACAGATACTTTAAGTATTGTTGCAGGTAATAATGTAAGCATCTCAACAAACTCATCATCAAAAACAATAACCATCAATGCTCTTTCTGATGATATAGATCAGATTGTAAGAGACATTGCAAATACAATTGCAGCCAATACTGTTTATACACAAGGTGTTGATGCGGCACAAAATACAAGAATCAATGCGGCATTTGCTGCAGCCAATGTTGGTAATACATTTGTAAGTTCTGGCGGCACAGTTACAGGAAATGTTACTATAACTGGTACTTTAACTGTAGGTGATGATTTCATAATTGAAGGTAACACCACATATACAAATACCAACAGTTTACAGATTGATAATCCAATAATATTTTTAGCAAACAACAATGTTTTAGGTGATACTTTTGATATTGGATTTGTTGGACTCTATAATAATGGTGCAAATTCTTATACTGGTTTGTTTAGAGATCCAAATCTAGATGAATATTTTCTATTCAGAGATTACACACAAACAGTTCAAGCAAATACATTAATTAATATTAATGATGCGTCTTTTATAAAAGCCAATTTAATTGCTGGTTACATTAAAGCAAATTTAATTTCTGAAACGGCAACTGTTGCTGGCGTAAATATATTAGATTTTCTGAATCAAATTTCTTCTAATACCGTTTACAATCGGGGTGTAGATCTACATCAAAATAATGTAATACAAACCGTATTTTCTGTTGCAAATACAGCATCGGCTAATACTGTTTATACACAAGGCGTAGATGCATATCAAAACAATATAATATCTTCCACAACAACAAGATTAAATGCTGCTTTTGCTGCGGCGAATGTAGGCAATAATTTTGTTAACAATGGTGGCACCATTAACGGTGATGTTTCAATAACGGAAAATTTGACTGTAACAGGAAATTTAACAGTTCTTGGTACCGAAGTAACTTTAAATACAGCAAGTATAGACATCGATGCATCACTATTACTTCTTGCAAACAACAATACATTAAGTGATGCTATAGATTTTGGTTTTGTTGGAACATATAATGATGGTACAGTTCGTAAAGCAGGATTATTTAGAGATCCAAATTTAAAAGAATTTTTATTTTTTGATGGTTACACACCAGGTGTAACTTCTAATTCTTTAATTGATTTGAACGACAGTAGTTTTAGTCGTGCAAATATTCAAGCAGATTATTTTAAAGGCAATTTAATTGCAACATCTGTCATTGTAAATGGTATCGATTTAACCGATAAATTAAATTCTCTAACATCTAACACCATCTATACTCAAGGTGTTGATACATGGCAAAATACCAGAATTGCAGCAGTAGATTCATATGCTGATGGTGCATACACTCAAGCAATTGCAGCGAATAATTTAGCACAGTCTGCATTTAATAAAGCCAATAATGCAATAGATCAGTACTCTAGAGATACAGCCAACTCTGCTTCTTCAAATACCGTTTACACTCAAGGTGTAGATGCGACACAGAATACTAGGATTACAGCAGTAGATTCATATGCAGGCGGTGCTTATACACAGGCCAATGCTGCAAACAATTTGGCACAATCTGCTTTCAATAAAGCAAATACAAATGCAGCTGATATTGCCGTAATACAAGGTGTAGACACCACACAAAACACCAGAATACAAGCTGCATTTGATAAGGCAAATAATGCCAGTCCAATGCTCAAAGTTGCTTCTATAGACAGTTCAAATGTTTATAGTAATATTGTTTCTAATGTTTCTACAATTGCATTTGATACATTTACTGGTTTCCATGTCTATGATATGGGAGAAGGTAATGTAAAGATTTCTTTAGGCAGTACATTCTCAACATGGAATGTTGTTGGTCAAGGTGATCTTAATGCGGTTGGTGATGATATTATCCGTATCAATGGTGCAAATGGTATTGTAATAACAACCAATCCGTCTGATACACCATATAAGAGCATCACATTTAATGGTAAAACAATATTTGATAAAGCCAATTCTGCTTACAACATGGCAGAAGCCGCTGATATATTGGCATCAAAATTAGCAGAAGTCAATATAACACAAAATACCTATATTCAGGCATCATTTGATAAAGCAAACTCTGCTAATGTACTAGCACAAGCCGCATTTAATAAAGCAAATACTGGTGGTGAATATGCAATTGACAACGTTGCTAGATTAACAGCCAACTCAGCAAGTGCAAACACAATTTATACTCAAGGTGTAGATACTTGGCAAAATACCAGAATTATAGCCATAAATTCTTACGCTAATAGTTCATATGCTCAGGCAAATTTGGCATATGCGGTTGCATCCGATGCTTTATCTGTTTGGTCTCCAACTGCAACGCTTGCTCAAAATGCTTATGACAAAGCCAACTCTGCAAATTCATTAGCGCAAGCTGCTTTTAATGCTGCAAATAATATTAATGTAGGTTCTTCTGTTGATCAATATGCCAGAAATACAGCAAACTCAGCATCGTCCAACACAATCATAATTCAAGGTGTCGATAACACTCAGAATACCAGATTAGATGCAATTAATAATTATTCCTTTGGTGCATATGCTCAGGCCAATTCTGCAAATGTTCTTGCACAAGCTTCATTCAATACTGCCAATACAAAATTAAATTCTTCTGGTGGTACAATCTCAGGTGACTTAACAGTTACAGGAAATTTATTTGTTTCTGGAAACACAACAACTTATACTTCAAATAATGTTGTTATCAATGATCCTATTATTCTTCTTGCAAACAATAACACAGGTAATGCACTCGATATTGGTTTTGTTGCACATTATATAGAAAGTGATACTCTTAAACATACCGGTCTCATTAAAGATGTTTCTACAAATA